TCTTCCTCGATCACCATCCGCGAGGTTTCGAGATCGAATAGCCGCATTCGGATCTCGTGTACCCGGGTGAGGTACTCGATCTCGATCGCGGCCTTGCGCTGCTCGACCGCTACCTTCTGCTCAATGGTCTGGGCGTTCGTGGCATCCAGCGCCCGCAGTTGGGCCTCACGCGTGATCCCGGCGCGTTGCTCCTCGATTCCGAGCATCTGCTCGAGGTGATCGAGGTTGCGCTTCGCAATCTCCTCGTTGTAGGCCAGCCGCTGGCTGAACAGTTGCGACTCGATCTCCAGCCGGCGGCGTGCGGCTTCTTCCTCCGCAGCCAGATACTCGGCGAGATTCTTGCGGTTGGTCTCCTGAACCTCCTTCTGCCAGTTCGCCAGACGAACACGGAGTTCTTCGATGACGTTCTCCCAGGCCTTGCGGGTGAGTGCAATCCGCTGCTCATTGCCGCGCTCATCGACGAGGGTGGTCCACTTGCGAATCTGCTCCTGGACCTCGGCCACATCCCGCGCGAATCCCACGAGCCCGCGCCGGCGCGCTTCTTCGAGTGCCCGTGCGCTCTCGCGCTCGACTTCCAACTGGCGCTTCCGGATCTCGGCCGCCCGCTTCAGCGCTTCGAGGTCCGGTTCCGGTGACGTCTTGATGGTCAGTTTCGGGCCTTCATACTCGAACGGCTGCTCGCCAGGCAGCCACCGTTTGCCGCTGATGAGTTCGCGGATCTGGTCATCGGTCATCCCCTGCTTGCGAAGGGCATCGACGCTGGTCCTTCCGCTCAGCAGATCCTCGCGCAGGGCCTTCCGCTGCATCTCGTCGAAGCGAGCCTGAAGTTGATCCTGGGTGTCCTTCCACTGCGAGTAGATGGCGAAGCCCGCGCCCACCACGCCCACCGCGAGAAGAGCGTAGGGGTTGATGCTCGCGAGCTGGAGCGCCGCGATAGACTTCGCGAGCGCCATGATCTTGTCGGCCAGGGCATAGGTGGCCAGTACGCCAGAAACCCACAGCGCCACCTCGCCGAACTTCTTGAGCAGGTCGGTGTTCTCCCGCAGCCACCCGACCAGGCCACGCAGATTGCCGATCAGCCTCTTGAAGTCATCCTGGAACTTGGCTCCGATCTCCTCGCGGAGGTTGTTGAACTCCCGCCGCAGCGCGCCCAGTTGGCCCTCGACCGTCTGGGATGCCGCCGCATGGGCACCCTGGATCTTGGCGCCTTCCCGAATGACCGCGTTGTAGCGGAGCTGCTTCTCCTCGGTCTCGGTGAGCGCGCGGCCCAGTTGAAGCTGTGCGATCTGGGCTTCCCGCTGGAAGTCGACGAACAGCCCCAGCGTGCGAAGGCCGCGCGAGGCGCCCGACTCGATGGCCATCACGATGGATTCGAGGGCCTCGCCGGCGGCGATGTTCTGGACCGCCGCCGCGTCCTTGGCGAGTTTCGCCAAGCCCGGGGCCTTAGCCAGCTCCAGGTCCGCAACGATCAACCGCTGCACCGCGTGCGCGGCGTCGGTGTACTCAAAGCCGATCTCTTCGATGGCAGCGACCTGCCTGGCCGCCGCGGCCGCTCCCACGCCGTGGGCGTTGGCCAGCGCCTTGAGCGAGGCCTCGGCCTTGGCGTTCTGAGCGGCCATCATGACCGAGCCGACGGTGAACTCCTTGGCCCAGGTGAGCGCGCTCTTGATGGCATCGGCCAGCAGGTTCCCCGCGGTGGCGCCTTTGACAATGGCCGCCGTCATGCCGTCGATGCCCTGCGCCGCGCCCCGGGCGGTCTTCACCGCCGACGCCTCCATGCTGGACAGGCTCGCGTTGACGCTCTTGATGGACGCATTGGCCCTGTTGGTGTCGACTTCAACGACGAGTTCGAGCCTGCTATCGGCTATAGGCATGGAGCGTTTGCCGAAGGCTTCGGCGTTTGAACGAAAGGCGCGAACGGTCGGCGATCAGACCCGTCGAAGCGGTGTGATTCGTCGGGATCCGCGATCTCGTGGATGGCGACCGAAGCCGAAGTGCGGTACACAAAAGCCGTAAGCGGGCCCGTGTGCACGTTCGGTTCCCACACCTACCCCGACACTTGGCACGTTACCTCGCCGAGGCCTTTGTCTTGCGTTTGTAGCTGAGCCGCGTGTCTACTGTAGATTGCCGGACATGCTCCAAAGTAAAGCTTCCGGCCGCCCGGCGGGGGGCCGCGCCTGTGGGCCGAAGCCCGCCTGCTCAACTTAGCGAATGCGGCCCAAGTGGAAAACCAGCCCCGTTGACAGCCGCGCGAAGTGGCGGGTAGGCGAGAACGTGACCACCAGTTCTGGATGCAGAACGCGCCAGGAAAGCCGATCCGTCAGCCGCACATCAAGACTACCGCCGACCGCAAGTGCCGGCGACGTATCATCATCCAACTTGACGGAGGTAATTGGAGGAACAGGAGGTCCGAACAAGGGCGGCGGCTGGACGATTGGCTCTCGTAGTTGCAGAGTGCCGCCGGTGGTCCGCACGACTCCGCCAGCGGCGTGCAGGGCGAATTCTATGTTGTCGCTCTGTTTCGCTACGTACGAAGGACCAAACAGAAAGGCATACCACCGGCTACCTCTGGCGGTGCCCGCTACGCGCCCGACATTTCCCGTCGGGCTTCCGTACTGGCCGCTGAAGCTAGCCCGCAGACCGAGGCGTGGGGTTAGACCCGCTCTCGCAGAGATTTCCCATCCCTGGAGGTTCGCGGCATCCACTCCGAGCGTTGTGGCCGACCCCGTGCTATCGGTCCGCAGGTAAGAGTAACCTCCGAAGACATCCACGCCGGTTCCTCTCTGCGCAGTGGCAGGATACGGCAGACAAGTGACCAGTACTACCGCGGCAAGACCGCAGCACAAGCGTCGAAGTCGTCTGCCCTCGAATGACCTGCGTTGCATTAGGTGAAGTCCTCTCCCGAAGATTAAGGACACGAACCTGCTGGCACCGCCAGGAGCCCGTTCAACCGCCCGTTACGGAGACACCTTGGTAAGCCACATGCCACGGTTGTAACCGTATCGGTCCCCGGTCACGTAGATGGTGCCGTCCGGAGCGATCGCCAGCCTGCTGGCTTGATAACCCACTGGGTCACCTTCGGGGAAATAGCTACCAAAGCCGTAGCTGTACCATCCGTAGTAATCGATACGCGACAAAAAGCCGGCATAGCTTCCGGGGCGGGTGGATTGAAAGGCGTCGGGAGTCACAGGCCAGTTGTAAGAGAATGTCTGGCCGCTGATCCAGACACGCCCCCACGGGTCGATCCCTAGGCCATAAACCACCTCGCTGTCACTCCCGCCGAGGTACGTTCCGAAATCGTAGCCGTACCCTGACCCGTTGAACACGTACCGCGAGACGAAGGCATCTGTCGGCCCGCCGCGATACGGCAGGAGGGAGTACTGAAGCGGGAAATTCGTTGACCCTGTGCGGCCTCCGATCCAGATGTGTTGACTCGAATCCACAGCTACGCCGAAAGCGTTCTCAATGCCGCTGCCGCCCAGGAAGGTCGAAAAAACGATGCCTCCGCTGCTGTTGAGCTTGGTTACGAATGCGTCGGAACTACCGCCATGCGACCACTGCGTGGCATTGGCTAGCGGGAAGTTGCTAGAGAAGGTCATCCCGACAAAATACGCGTTCCCGTACGGATCGACAGCGACGTTGTACCCTGTGTCGTCGCCGCCCCCGCCGAGAAACCGCGAAAAGTTCAACTGGCCGGCACTGTTGTAGCGCGACACGAACGCGTCGTAAAGGCCTCCGCCATAGCCGCCGAACCAACCGACAAGCGGAAATTGCTGCGAGCCCGTCCGTCCCGTAACCCAGATCTCGCCGCTGGCGTTGTTGATTCCAACGCCATAGGCGATCTCCTCAGAGCTGCCACCGAGGAACGTGGAAGAGATCAGGTAGTCGGCGTTGATGGGGAAATGCAGGACGAATGCATCCCGATTACCTGCTCTCGTGGGTTGATGAGCATTGGCGATGGGGAAATCGTTGCAACTTGTCCATCCGACCACCCATACACCGCCGGAAGTATCTGCGGCCATTCCGTAAGCCTCATCGCCGTACGGATCCCCTACCACCTGGCAGTTGTAGCCGCCAAATGAGCCGCGCCGCAGGATCTGGCCGTCGGGAGTAAGTTTTGCCAAATAGCCGTTATGTTTGTTGCTGCTGCCGCTCGTCCCGGACCATTGCCAGCCGGTGACCCACACGTTCCCGTCGGTACCGACGGCGACGGCTTTGCCGGCGCTGTCGTTGCCGACATAGCCAGGCGGCTTGGGATAGATAGTCCAGACAAGGACGGGGTCTATGACGAGCGGAGCCGTGGGGTCGTAATTTCCCAGTTTGATGGAAACGACGGTTGTGCTCTGCGTGCCAAGCGAGGTGCTGAGTACCTCGTACGTGGCGTTGACGTTTCTACGCTGACCTGCCACCGCCTGGTAGGCTATGGGCCGTGACATGGAGATCGACGCCGAAGCGGAGGAGAGAAACAGGTCGCCTGCGTCAGTCTTCTGCACACCCGCGGCACCTCGGAGCGCCATTCTGATGTTCCCGGGATCGCTACCCGGCTGGACGACGAAGTCGAACTCGTACTGGCCCTGGTTGCCGTGATAGATCAGATCGATTCCGGGGTAAACGTCTCTGTAACGAAGGCGGGCGTAGAGCGGGATCACCGCGCGCCACTTGCTGCGGTCGTTGCCGATGTATTCGAACGCTGTACCTGAAAGCGGTTCCTCGGCTGCGATTGCCGGGTTAGGTCTGCCGCCAAGCATGGCGATCTGCAGCGCTGGCGAGCCGAAGCCGGGCAGATAAAGATCGAGACCTCCGGCAGAGGACAACAGGATAGTGTGATCGACACCGGCCGCCTTATACGCGGCGTCGGGGGTGGGCCGTGCGGAATCGCTTACCGGCTGAAACGCGATTGGCTGCTTGGCGCTGAGAAGTTCCGCCGTTGGTTGTGCTGACAGCGACTCGCCCAGCAGGGCGATCGCGACAATGAGCATTCTGCTTTGCGCTCTTGACATGATTTACCCTGCTTCTCTGATCGAGATTAAACGCAGCCCCAAGCCTAGCGAGTATCTAATACGTCCTTGAACGAATGTGACGCCGTTCCGCCGTTCAGCTTTGCTGAGCTGCGCTCCCGAGCGAGTATATTACCCGGAGTTTCCATTTCGCCTCCGGCTCAACCCATATTTTAGCAACTGCATCCCCCGCCCGCTCACCCCCCCGCACGGCTCCATATGACCGTAATCCGTCCATAAGAACCGGAGGGTCGGCCGAATAGCCTTTCCTTCGGCTTCGGAGTGGCGTTCGGGCGGCTTTGGACGGGTTTCAAGAGGGTTTCGCGGTCTCGTTCGGTTCTTCTGGGGTCGTTTCCGTCGCCCGATTGGCGCCTCTGGACGCAGTTCTTCCCGATTCCCGAAGAAAGTGCCTTATGACTTCGTTCGAGACGGCAGACCCTCTGCCGCCTCCCGGTGCCTCTGACACCCAAAGAACCGGTCGTCACGGATGGCAGGCGCGGTCGTCCCGAACGCCGAGGTGACTGCCCTCCGCATCGATACCAAGCGGCAGTTCGAGCACCGCCGGAGGCTGCTTGTTGAGGGCGCCCCAGCCGTTCTGACATGTCTTCCAATCAACTTTGCTTCCCTGGCGTCCCCGGCTATTCGGGCCGTCGTCGACAACTCCTCAACCCGCCGTCGTGCACTTCCATGGTGGACAGGCTCGCGTTGACGCTCTTGATGGACGCATTGGCCTTGTTGGTGTCGACTTCAACGACGAGTTCGAGCCTGCTATCGGCCATGCGCGTTCATCTGCTCGCGGTCCAAAGCGTCGCGTTCCTCCTCCAGCACCATCAGCGCCTGGAATTCGTCCGAGCGGATCTCATCAAGGTCGAGTCGGACGCCCAACTTCAGCGCCGCCCGAAGGTCGAGCGCGCGCCGCAGCAACAGACCCGCCTCGGAGGATTGCGCGGCATCCAGTCTGTCCAGAGGGCAGTGGTCGCAGCGGCCGCCCTCGTCGGAGGAGTCCGGGCAGAGGCGCGGATCGCAGAGTTCCTCCCGGCGGAGCGCCCAATGGATCAGGAATCGCAGGGAGGGCCTCTCCGGCCAGTCCCCGTTCAGAAGTTTGGGTCGCGGTCCTCCTGGAAGCCGGCATCTAGGGCGTCGATCGCGGCCTTCACCGCGACGGCCTGATGAATGATAGGGACGTCGCCCGAGTAGCCTTCGGTCCCCGCCACCAGCCTCTTGTACAGCGCGCTGGCGCCGCCCAGATTGATCGTCAGTTCCTGACGGTTGTAGGGCAGATCGAGCACCCGGGCGAAGCTGCGGCGGTACTCGAAGAGATCCTTGGCCGATGGCATCTTGAGCAGGTGCGTCACCGTGCCGCCCAGCACACGCAGCGTCACACGGAAGACGTCACCCTCTTGCGCCACGTCATCGACGTCGGCCTGGCTCAACTGCTCGATGATGCGGCTGGCCTCGAACGGATCCACGTCCGGGCCATCCTCGTCGACGCGGATCTTGGCGAGCAATGCAGCATCCGTATCTTCCGAATTTCCGATGATGGTTTCCGACACGCCGCGCCCCAACTGCTTGATGATCACCTTGCGCCGGCGCTGGCGCTCGATCCAGTCCTCGTCGGAGGGGAAGCGCACCCGGATGGTCTTAACCCCGCCCGGGGCGCGCAGGTTCATCGTGATGGTTTGGTTTGCGTCAAACATGGATCCCTCACTGTGCAATGCCGTCCACTCCGCACTTGGCCACGGCCGAGACGATGCCGTTGGTCTCATCCCACATCGGCAGGCATTCGACCGAGACGGTTACGATGCCGTCCGTCTCGCCGAGTTCGGCGGTTGCGAAGGAGACCTTGTGCCAGGTGATCTCAAGCGAATTGTTCGCGTCGTAGGTGAGCGCCATCACGGCTGTGCCCGTGGACTGGCTCTTGAGCTTCGTCAGTTCCGTCGAGCCGTTCTCGAAGCGGGCGACGAACCTGAGGGTGCCCTGGCGGTTGCCGAACTCGAGGCGGCCACGGATGGCGCCGCTCGCGCCGTCGCCCGGTGTCTGAAAGCCGGAGCCGGGGAAGAAGCCGCCGTCCATCCTGACGTTGTTCTTCCATGATGTTTCGAGGGAAACGATGTTCTTGTTCGAGACGTAGTTGACGCCGTTGATCGTGAGCGCGAGCGACGCTGAGGGCAGTAGCTTCTCGACCGTCGCCGCGGGCATCGTGATGCCGGACGGTTCGACGTACTTGCCCGAGCCAACAAACTCGACCGTGATCTTCGAGTTCGTACGGCCCGGCCCCGAGCCGATCGAGATGGTCCAGCCTTCGACCACGCAGCCCACCGCCATCCGGTCCACGACGACACCCGCGCCCGGGCGGATCTGCTCGACGAAGGAAAAGTATGGCAACTCGGCCGCGTCGCCACTCGCTGGAAACAGCGGCGTGCAGGTGTAGGTAAAGTTCGGCGTCGTGCCCGACTTGACCACTTTCCCCAAACCAAACGCCATCGCCCAGGCGGCGATCTCCGCACCGAGATACTTTTCGAGCGTCCCGGCCACGTCCCATGAGACCTGGAAGGACTGCGTCGCGAACTCGTGGCCCTTGCCGAACTCCTCGGCGTCGTTCTCGGTCGAGAGCTTCGGGTTGGCGAGCGCGGCGTTCAGCTTCCGCAACTGCCACATCTGGACGGCGGTGTTGGCGGTCGAGATGTCGGCCTGCTTCTGCTTACCGAAGCAGATCTGGATTTCCTGCATCCGCGCGACGGACATCAGGCATTTCCTCCTCTTCCGTGACTTGCCGCCAGCCGCGCACCATGAGCGGCACGAGTTTGGCCGGCGTCGCCTCTACCTCCCGCACCTCGCCTTCGGGCGAGCGCATCCAGACGGTCTCAGTCATCTCCCATCTCCATGAAGCTGAACAGCACTTCGAAATAGTCGAGCCCCTCGGCATCGGTCCGTCGCTCAATGCTCGGCACGTCCATCGGGTGACAGGACGGATGCACCGTAGCGTTGATCAGCGGCACCCCCACCGACGTTGGCACTCCCTTTGTGATCAACCGGAACAACCGGTAGTAGGCAGTGGGCGGATCGCCGTCAAAGGTCTCGCGCGTCCGCAGGAAGAGCGTGATCTGGTGCCGCCACACGTCCACGCCGCCGAAGCTCGAGGGCTGCGTGCCCTGCCAGGCGGCCATGATGCCCGGCGCGGGCATCTCATGAATCGCCGCCGCCAGGCTCGCCCGCTTCGGATACTGATCGTGGTAAGCGAAGATCCGCTGCGCATCGCCCTCCATCTCCGCGACCAGCTCCGGGATGTCACGTAGCAGGGCGACAAGGTTGTCGACCAGTTCTGCCGGGTTGATCATCGCTGCTTTCCACCCAGGCTGTGTTCGAGGAGCAGACGCGGCTTCATCGCCTGGAGCATCTTGCGCGCCGCCTCGACCACTGCCGCCTTATTTCTAGGCGAGAACACCATCCACGCCTCGCGCTTCTGATTGGCCCAGGCCTTGATGCGGTCCCTGCGAGTCGAAACGTTGGCCTTGGCCCGGTTCTCGCTCACCGTGCGGACCTGGAAGTTGCGCAGCAGGTCACCGGTGAATGTCAGGTTCCTGCGATTGCCCTTGCCTTTCCGCGTCTTGAAGATCGCGTAACGCTTGGTGAGCGGCTTGGCGGCGGTATCCTCCGGACCGTGCGCCACGGCCAGCCGCGCCTTCACCGCCGCCACACCCGCGCTGCCCAGCTCATACATCTGGCGCTGGCGGAAGTTGAGCAGATCGAGACGCAACTGCTTCCTCTGGTAGACGCGGACGCTGGGCATTATCGGTTCTCTGAGGAGACTTCCGCCAGATCTGGCGGAAGTCTCAGCCCGCCTGACGCAGCCGCAGTACGGCGGCGCCTTCGGTATCGGCTTCGATGTCGAAGACCTTGTACCGGGTGCCGCCGACCTCCACCTCGTCGCCGCGGACGGGCGAAGCCGGCAGGTCCGCCAGCCGGAGGAACAGCACCGCGTAAACACTCGGCGAGGCATCCTCGGCTTCCCGCGCTGGCTGGAACACCGCGCGGACGACGGCCTGGCCGCCAGCCTCAGGCAAGTAGAGGACCGCTCGCCCGAAGACCCGCAGGCAGGCCTCGTCCACTCGGCGGACGGAATCGGCGAATATCATCAGGAGATAAATGCTCCGTTGAGCCGCACGCGGCCGGACGGGTCGCCGTCGGCCGCGGCCCTCACCGCAACGCCGATCAGCTTGTTGCCGCTCGCGGTCTTGGTAATGGCCTTGCTCGTGTTATCCCAGTAGATCAGTGCGCCCTGCGCCCATCCGGTGCTCCCACCGGCCACGCGGATCAGATCGAAAACGCCCGCCACCTGGAACTCACCCTCCTCGCCCGAGGCGTAGTCGTTCGACGCCACGCCGAAGATCGAACCGACCAGCGCGCCGCCGCCCGAACTTACCGCGTAGGGCGCGGTGAGCGTCAGCGTTTCACCCCGTTGAATGTAGTTCTTCATTGGTCGAACCTCCCTATTAGCTGCCCACGTTCTTCTGAAGCCCGCGCCAGTCGATGGCCTTGGCCCCGAAGTCCAGGCGCGCTTTGATCTCGACCCCATCGACATCAAAGCCCTGCCGCGTCTCGATGTACACGCCGTCCTGGCCTTCGAGGTAGGCGTACTCGATCGTGTCGATCTGGTCCGGCGACGCGAACAGATACCACGCCGTCGTGCTCGCCGCATCGAGGCGCGGCTCGGCGATGGGCGTCAAGGCGCGGATGTAGTCGGGCACCAGATCGGCGGATTTCGCCGGCGCCAGGTTCGGCGCGATCATCTGAAAGGCCGCCAGTTGCAGCGCCACCGGCACCACCAGATAGCGCGGCTGCACGTTCAGAACCGTGACGCCATCGAGCCCCTTCTGCTTGGCCATCGCCGCCATGCCTGCGCCGAGTCCGGCCAAGGCCAGCGCGCTGCCCGCGCCCGTGTTCAGGTTCGCGTGGTTCGAGTGAAACAGCGCCACGCCGTCGCCCATCGCCGGATTCGAGGTGATGATGCCCCAGACCGTGTCGCTCTCAAGCGTCGCCGCCGCCACGCCGAAACCGGCGGGGATGCGCGTGAAGGCGCTCAGATCGTCGTTGATGATCGTCTGGCGGGTGATCGAAACGATCCGGCCATAGGTGGCGAGCTTGTAAGTCTCCTTCGATTCGGCGATCGAGCCGTGGGTGAACTCGCCCTTCTCATTCACCTTCATCAAGCTCGGCGCTTCGCCCAACTGCACGGCGTTGATGTTCTTGAAGTCCACCGCCGAGCGCCGCCGCGAGAACGGCAGGAACGTGCGCGGGTAGGCTTCATAGGCCTGCCGCAGCGTCTTGTTGGCCACGTCGGCGAGGATCGCGGGGAAGTCGGAGGTCGACAAGGCGAGCTTGGCGATCTCATGCCGCGGCAGCCGGCGCGTGCGCGTGCCCGAAGTCTCCAGGCACTCCTTCGCCAGATCGAGCAGCGTCTGCCCGGCCCAATCGCGTCCGAGTTCGTCCTTCAAGGGGAAGACCGCCGGATCGTAGCGGTGCAAGAGCGCCGCCATGATCCCGGCACGCCGGGTCTCGGTCTGATCACGAGTGACCACGGCGGCCGCGCTGCGGATCTCGGGTTCGCTCGACCGGCGCGCCGCATCGTCGAGCGCCAGCTTGCGGAACTCTTCAATCGAAGTACCGGCTTCAATATGCTGGGCGATGAGCCGGGCATCGAGGCCGAGCGTGCGGCCGACTTTCTCGATTTCCCGGATGCGCGCGCGTTCGGCCAGCGCCGCGGCTTGCCGCTCGGCATCCAGGTTGATGGTGAGTTCGTCACGGGCCTCTTCGCCCGCGGCGGTAACGATGGTTTCGTCCATCTTCTGCTCCTGTGGGCCAGTTGCCCGTTCGAACTTGAATCCCGCGCCCGGATCAGCGCCGACGGGCACGAGCGAAACTTCTTCGGGTTCCCAGTCGGTCACCAGGACCTGGCGCAGCATTCCTTGAGAAGCCGCCCCTTGCGTCGTCACATCTTCAACGGCGTGGATCGCGACGCCCATCGAGGCGTTGCGCAGGATGCCGTCTTGCACGTCCTGCCAGATGGGATCGACATCGGCGCGCTTCGAGAAGCGCACTGTGGCCTTGCCCTGGCCGTTCTCGACCCACGCGCGGGCGATCACGCCGATGACGTCGTCGACCTTAAAATCGCGATGTGAGTTGAGCAGCGGCGCCGCGCCACTCGCCAGG